TGAAGATAGAGCAGAGTTTTCCGACTCTGTTAAAAAAGCAAAGAGTAGATGCCTTGATTGGCTCATAGCAAATGGCCTTGAGGCACGCAATCCTGCAATGCATATCTTCCTGGCAAAAAATAATTATGGATACAAAGACAAGCAAGAAACTGACATTAATCTAGCTGGTGGAGTTACTATCAAATGGGAAGAATAACCAACTATCAAAGTACAATAATATCAAATTATCGAACATTGAGGTGGTAATAATTAGGTAAATGTAGGTGATCGCAGCGTTGTTTAATATATTTGGGATTGTATTGTTACTGATTAATGTTATATCGTATGCTGTGTTTAACAGTGCGACCGCTGGTGCTGCTGCGGCGCTGTTGTTGGCTTGCTTGATTCTTAGTTGAAACTTTAAATAAACAGGCCGGGGGTGGGGGCGTACCCAAAAATTCTTACGCGCGCACTTCCTTGGGTATCAACACACATAATTTTTAACAAAAAAGCGACTTTTCAATACGTATTACCAATTTTAATTTTTTCTCTAAAAAGCGAGGTGATATCTATATTCAAAACATTAGATGATGGTAGAATTGTTAATTCAGATACAGGGGAGATAGTGTTAAAACAAACGGTTTATCTGTTGCCAAATGAAACATTTAAAATAATTAACCTAGAAAAAATAGCAATCTCTAGAGGTGTTAATAGGCATGTTGCTAAAAAGATACTTGACCATACTTTAGAAAGATGGAAAAAAGGTTATCAATATACAAAAGTATTTAGCGATACAATGCGTATAGTTGGTAAAGAATTATCGCCGACTGAATGCAAAGTTATTATGCTGTTAATGAGCTATATACGATATGATACTGGCATGATAGCAACATTAAAGGGCAACCCAATAACTAATGATGATATTGAAAAGATTGTCGACATGTCGAGGAAGACAGTGTTTACTACAATGGACGGATTAGTTAAGAAAAGAATATTTGCTAAGAATCGTGTAGGGATTTGCAATCAATATTTTGCTAATCCTTATATTTTTTTGCGTGGTAAATATATAAATAATACTCTAAAAGCAATGTTTAAGAACTATGCAGTTACGCGTGGTTTATCTACAGAGGGCATGACTTGACTTTTATACACCATGAAGCCTTTAGTTATAAGGAGTTAATGGTGTTTTTATTATGGGTAATATTTTACCCATATACATAACTAGTTTACGTTTAAACATGTAGAAAAGTGGTGATAAATTGTTCACAGATATAAGAGAATGGTATAGCGATAAAGCAAATTGTCTTGATTCAATGGAAGAAGAAATAAAGGCTATTAAGATTAAAATAACTGATGAGAAAAAGGCAATTCCTGACGAATTAAAGAGTTTTGCATTAACACAAGAAGATATTGACTTTCTTTATTGGGAGACATTAGTTACTAAAAAAGACATTGCAGAAAGTGTTGGCAAATCGATAAGAGATATTAAAACTACTGACAAAGCAATACCAATCAAATGTAAATGTGGTATTGTTATTAAAAATATCTATGCAGTAAATAAAACCGAATATGAATCATTAAAGAATCAAATTGACAACAAAGATACTAATTTATACAGAAGTAAGTCTAACGAGCGTATTAAGATTAATTATACTTGCTGTAAATGCGAGGGGGAAAGGTATAAGATCACAAACTATAACCTCAGACATATGCCATATAAAGAATATTTAAAGACTCAGCATTGGAAAGACGTTAGAGAAAAAGCGTTAAATAGAGCAGGTCGTAAATGCCAGATATGCAATTCTGACTTTCAATTAAACGTACATCATAGAACTTACGAAAATAGGGGTGCAGAAAAACCTAATGATGTAATCGCTTTATGCCGTTCGTGCCATGAAAAATTTCATAATATAAGTAGGGTGTAATATGGCAACTACAATAACAATTCCATACAAGCCACGCTTTCCCATGACCGATATACATAAGCAACTAGAAGCGCACAGGTTTAACATACTTGTTGCTCATAGACGTATGGGTAAGTCAGTAGGAACTATCAACCATACTATCAAGATGGCTATGAAAAACTCACTGTGGCAGCCTAGATATGCTTATATAGCACCATATAGAAACCAAGCTAAACTTATTATTTGGGAGTACTTAAAGTATTATACAAAAGGTATACCAGGCGTAAAGGTAAATGAAGCTGAATTGTATGTTGAGTTTCTTGGCCGGAGGGTTTACTTGTTTGGTGCTGATAATCCAGATAGCATCCGTGGTGCTTATTGGGATGGCGTAGTACTTGACGAATATGCACAGATTAAACCGGAAGTATGGGGAGAAATTATCATGCCGGCCTTGCTTGATAGAAAGGGTTGGGCAGTGTTTAGCGGTACCCCTAAAGGACAGAATCATTTCTATGATGTAACTTTAACAGCACAGAAACTAATGAATGACAATGACGAAAACTGGTGGTGTGGAATATTCCGCGCTGATGAAACAAAGGTAATATCAGAAGAAGAGTTAGAACTTGTTAGAAAGTCTATATCTGAGAACCAATTCAGGCAAGAATTCCTTTGTGACTTCACTGCATCAGCTGAGAATGTTTTAATTACCATAGACATAGTAACTGATGCATCAAAGAAAACAAGACGACCAGAAGAGATTTTAGGAGCTCCTAGAATATTAGGCGTTGACGTTGCCAGGTTTGGCGGTGATAAGTCAGTTATCTTTAGGCGCCAAGGGTTACAAGCGTTTAATCCTAGAATTTTCGAGAAGATTGATAACATGACATTTGCTGGCTGTGTGGCTCAAGAAATACAATCATTCAATCCAGATGCTGTATTTATAGATGCTGGCAGAGGCGAGGGTGTAATAGACAGGCTTAGACAATTGGGATTTCAAGTAACAGAAGTTAATTTTGGCGGTACAGCACTAAATCATAATCATTATGAGAATAGGCGTTCTGAAATGTGGGATGGTATGAAACAATGGTTAGAAGCTGGTGGATGCATACCAAATGATCATATATTGAAAACGGACTTAGTTACACCTTCATATTCTCTAAATAAGAGAGATAAATTTCAGTTAGAGTCAAAAGATGATATTAAAAAAAGGCTAGGACGTTCCCCTGATTTGGCGGACGCTCTAGCCTTAACTTTTGCCATGCCTGTGGCTGCAAGTGGAGATTCAGGTAATTATGCAAATAGATTGCACTTCGCTACAGCAGGCTATAACCCTATACAGAGAAACAACGATTCTAGACATTACGCAACGTCTCAATATAACCCAATACAAAGCAGAAGGAGGAGATAATATGTGTGGGCCAGCTCTTGGATTTGTAACCAGTGTTTTAGGAATTGGAAGTAAAAGCAAAGCAGATACGGCAGCGGTAACACCTGCCCCTACATCGGTAGGAGTAACTAGCGGATCGGACGCAATAGATTCTGCTAAGTCGGCTAAAAAGAAAGCAGCAGCAGCATCTGGACAGCAATCAACAATAGGTACTTCATCTAGTGGCGATACGTCAACAGCGACAACAAATAAGAAAACGTTATTAGGTGGATAAAGTATGGACGTTATAAAAGAAGCAGAGTATATTAACCGACAACATAAAACGCTGTTCGATGAATTTGAAAAATGGAAACCTTTATTCCAAGATGTTAGGGACTTCATTAATCCATACATTGGATATTTTGAAGGAGAAGAAGCCAATAGCGGTAAGCGCAACGACGAAGAAATGCTTCGCACTATGCCTATAAAGTACAGTCATATACTGGCTGCTGGACTTCAATGGGGTATAACATCACCTACAAGGCCATGGGTGAAATTCGCTTTCCCAAATGTACAAGTAATGCAGAGCTCACAGGTTCTTGCATGGTTAGATGCTGTTAAAAGTATAACCCTTGACTTGCTGTTTAAAGGTGGTTTTTATCCTGAGAATCACCAATTCTACTTAGAATTAGGCGTGTTTAACACTGCTGCAATGCTGATAGAAGAAGATCCGGAAACGGTAATCAATTGCAGGACGTTTACCTGTGGTGAATTTGCAATAGGTCTAGATAACAAGAAGAGGCCGAACCAATTTGCAAGAAATATTGAAATGACTCCTTTTCAGATAGTTGAAAAGTTTGGCATTGATAATGTTCCTGAGAGCGTTAAGCATTGTTACGAAGATAAAAATAACAACAAAACAATGACTGTGAAACACTTGATTTGTCCTAATAGGAACCATAACCATGATAAAATCGATAACGCATCAATGAAGTTTGTTGATTACTATTGGATGGTAGAACAAAATCAAAAGGGCGAGTACCTAAAGAAAGGCGGGTTTAATACTTTCCCTGTCATGATTGAAAGATACCAAACCAAAGGTGCTGATATCTATGGTACTGGCCCTGGTATATGGTCGTTAGGTGATGCTAAACAAATACAGCTAATGTGGCGCGATATATGTACAGCCGTAGAGCTAGGAGTTAAACCAGCAGTACAGGCACCTTCAGATATTATGAAAAATGGCGGTATTAACATGTTGCCTGCTGCTGCAAATTATTATAATCCAACTGGTGGTTCTGATGGAGCTATTAAACCTTTATTCCAAGTTCAATTAAACCTTGACCATGTAACGATGGTACAACAGTCCATTGAAGAATGTATAAAAGAACACTTTAATACTAAGGTGTTTCAGTTGTTGTCTGACATGGAAAAGGGTACAAGAACAGCCAGAGAAGTTATAGAATTATCATCTGAAAAAATGTCACAAATGGGGCCATTGCTTGAAAGGTTACAGACTGGTTACTTACCGCAGGTTATTAACCGTGTAATTGATATAGGTTTTAGATCTGGTGTATATCCACCTCCACCTCCTGAAATTGAAGGTATGGAAATGGATATAGAATATGTATCTATTCTTTCACAAGCACAAAAGCAATACGTAATTACTCCTATCATGGATACTGTTACACAAGCAATTAATATGTCTACCACAGCACAATTACCAGAGATACTTGATAAGATTGCTTGGGATGAAGTAGTTGACCAGCTTGGAACACTAAACGGAGTACCTCCTTCTATAATTGTATCTGATGAACAAGTTGCAGCAGTAAGACAGGCCAGAGCCGAACAGCAAGCGCAGCTTAATGCGGTGCAGATGGGATTGTCAGCAGCACAAGGGGCCAAAAATCTTGCTAGTGCTGATATGTCAACCGATAATGGATTGACTGCTTTATTAGGTGGGCCAGCCGGAGGATTACAGCAATGAAAAAACAAGATGATATAAAACCTACAAAAGAACAGATTGTAGAAAAAATGGATGAACAGTATTTACTTGACCTACTATCTATTATGAATACTGACCATGGAAGAAGAGTATTCAGCTATCTTATCCAAAGATGTGGGTATAAAGATTCCCAACCTATGGGAAATAGTAAGGATTTCTTTAATGCTGGTAGGCGGTCAATAGCAGTTGAGTTGATAGCTGCTTGTGATGCATTAGGAATGTACGGATCTGATAGGATGGTTGGAGTTGATTTAAGGCTTAAAGCAGAACGAGAGTATATTTTATATCAATGGAATGCCATGCAAGACATTATGAAAAAAGAGGTGAAAAAGAATTGATTGTTACAAACAAAAACATTTTCCTAAAATGAGGGAGGTGATTTCCATGTTAACGCATGGTCAATAAACGCTGATAGCGACTAGAGATAGTCGTATTTTTTATGCCTAATTTTAAGGAGGAATAACAATGCCAGAAGAAACAACCTCCACGGCACAAGATAACACTGTAGCCGTAGAGAGTGCAAATACAGAAACGAATCAAAATGAAACTGTAACAGAAACAACACAATCTACTCAATCTACCGAACAGACAACAGAGTCAACAACAACCGAACAACCTGGGGTACCTGAACAATATGCCGACTTTGCTGTGCCAGAAAATTTCAGCGCACCTATTGATGATTTTAAAACGTGGGCGAAAGAAAATAACATGACACAGGAAGCAGCGCAATCGGTAGTTGATTTCTATACAAGCAAAGTAGCTCCACAGATGCAGGCGCAGCATGAAGCGCAAGTATCTGTATGGACTAAAGAAAGTACAGAAAAATTTGGTAAAGAAGGAATTGAAGCGGCTAACAATGCGTTAAGCCGTTTTTCTACTCCTGAATTTAACACATTCTTGCAAGAAACGGGGCTTGGTAACCACCCTGAAATGATTGCAATCTTTAAAGATATCCATTCAAAGATATCTGAATCGAGTTTTGTTGATTCAAAAACAACAACTACAAACAAAGTTATGTTCCCAAATAGTCCAGATATGTATAAATAAGGAGGAAAAAATAAATGGCAACACTAGGTACAAGCGTAATGAACGCAGATGATATTAAAAAAATGGTGGGCCCTGATGGGTTAATGTTAAACATCGTAGAGACTTTGTTTTTAGACAACCAGATCTTAAATGATGTTGTTTGGAAAGAGGGTAATCTTCCTACTGGTAATGTAACAGGGGTTAGAACTAGTATTCCACGTCCTGCAATTCGCATTCTTAATCAAGGTGGCAATAGAAGTAAGTCAACTTACAAACAAATTACCGATACTTGCTGCATCCTTGAAGATAATTCAGAAGTTGACGAAGAAGTATTGGCATTAGCTCCAAATAAGGAAAAAGCTAGAGCTAGTGATGTTGTAGGTCATGCAGAAGGATTTAGAGAAAGCGTTGCTGATATGTTTTTCTATGGCAATACAGATGCTAATGACGGTGAGTTTAACGGTCTTGATGTTCGTTATAATGCAACTTCTGCTACAAAAACAGATCCTGGGTATCAAGTTGTATTAGATACTGGTAGTGGTTCGGTAAATACTTCCGCTTATATCATCGATTGGGGTGACAGGGGAGTAGTTGGTATTTTCCCTAAAGGTTCACAGGCTGGATTACAGACCCGCGATGAAGGAAGAATCCGCGTAGAAGATACCAATAACAATCCTTACTATGCATGGTGCACTAATATGAAATGGAAGGTTGGACTTGCAGTAGAAAACTACCGTAAGATTGCTAGGGTAGCAAACATTGATACTACAGCAGCTACACTTGCAGCAAACACCACTTTATTGTCAAGATTGGTTACTGCTAAGAATAGATTGTACATGCCGTCTAACCCTGTTATGTATGTAAATGAAGCTATTTACACTTTCTTAGAATTAAAACTTACTGATGTTGGTAACCAATACGTTACTCAATATACTGCAATGGGTAAAACACCACAATTGTATTTCAAAGGTATTCCAGTTCGCAAATGTGATTCTATCCTGTCCACAGAAGCAACAATTTCTTAATAAAAGGAGGATATTTATAAATGATTAGAGATGCACATAACATGTATTCTAACTTACAGGCCGTAACAGTTACGGCTGATTCTACAAATATACTTGATCAAAAGGCAAAAGGTGATGCTTATGCGTCAATGTGGTTACGCATTCGCGTAGAAACAGCATTTGCTAGTGGAACAAGTATTGCAGTTAGTCTTTTAACTGCTGATGATACCGCATTTTCAACAAACCTTACCACGTTTTCCATATTGCCAGCAACTGTAACAGCTAGTTTGACAGGTGATACAGTGCTTTATCAAGCAAGATTACCGCAAGGAATGAGACGTTATAGCAAGCTTGTTTATACTGTTGTTGGTACTTATACAGCAGGTACAATTAATTCTGAATTGGTAACTGACATTCCAACCAATAGAAGAGGGGCCAGGTACTTAGGATAATGAAAACATACGAGTGTATTACAACATGCACTTGGAATGGTAGGTATTGGAGAGAGGGTACTACTACGCCCCCTCTCGAAGATACTGTTATTCCTCCGGAACATTTCGTTTTAATTAACGACACCGAAGAACAAGAAGATGTAGTGCATGAAGAAACAAATACTAACGACGAAATAAAACGCGGTGGGCCTGGTAAATGGAAATTGCCAAGCGGTGAAGTTTTTGCAGGTAAGCTGGCAGAGGCAAAAGAGTACTGGGAAAAACATAAGAACAAATAACAATGAGGGGCGATATAATTCGCCCCTATTTTAATGGGGGTGTAACATGTCAACCTCAATAACAGATATCTGTAATTTAGCGCTTTCTAGGTTTGGAGGCGGTAAGATTAATTCTTTAGATGATGGTACCGAAACAGCTAGACTGTTAGATATAAATTATGATAATTGTCTCGAAACAACACTTAGAGGGTTCCCATGGAACTTCGCAAATAATATACGTGTATTAGCATTAACTGATGATTCGAGGCCAGGATATAAATATGTTTATCAATATCCTGCAAATTGCGTTAATGTTCTACGTGTTGAGGATGTAAATAATTTTCGGCTTAAAGATAAAGCGGAATTTAAGATATTTTCCAACGGTGAGGAAAAATTTATTGCCAGTGATACAGAAAATGCATATGTTGAATTTACTTATAAGGTTAACGTTCCTGATCTGTACGATGCTACGTTTATTAAGGCTTTTAGCTATCAATTGGCGTCAGAAGTAATTAATTCTAAAAATGGTAATGCGCAGAAAGCACAGGAAATGTTGCAAAAGTATCAAATTACGATTGCCGATGCTCAACATATTGGAGCGGTTGAAAACAGCAGTAAGTTTGAACTACCAACAACATATTTAAAAGGTAGGTCTTAATATGGCTGCATCAAACAAGATATATACAAAACAATCATCGTTTGCTAATGGTGAAGTCAGCTTTGATATGTGGGGTCGTGACGATTACGCCAAATACTTTGTCAGTGCTAAGACGATGGAAAACATGATACCGCTTCCTTATGGTGGATCGCAAAACAGGCCAGGGACATATTTCGTTGCAGAGGTAAAGGATTCATCAAAAAAGGTGAAGCTTTTACCTTTTCAATTTAGTGTAGAGCAAGCATATATCATAGAGGCTGGAGAAAACTACTTCCGTCACTATAAAGATGGAGGACAGATAATAGATGGTGGTGACATTGTAGAAACTACTACAACCTATGTAGAGGCCGATTTATTCAACCTTAAGACAGCGCAGTCAGCAGATACTTTGTATTTGTGTAATTCATCTTATAAGCCTAAAACACTAACGAGAACCAGTCATTACGATTGGATATTTGAAGATTTTAATTATACCGGAGGGCCATTTAGAGACCAAAACGTTACCGAAACTACTATTACTCCTAGTGGAGTTACGGGAGACATCACATTAACGGCATCGTCAAATATATTTACATCAGATCAAATTGGATCATTATTCCAAATAAGTCACGACGTAACAGACCAATATGTCAATGCAGTTATTGGTACTGGAGCCTCTGGTTCAATAAAGTGTAAAGGATCTTGGTCTCTTGTTACTTATGGAGCATGGGACGGTATACTTAAATTGCAATGGTCAAAAGACAGCGGTGTAACATGGCAAACAATAAGATCTTATGCATCTGACGATGACAATAATATAAATGACAGTGGAGAGACAGACGACCTTGTCTTGTTGCGTGTTTATTTCGAACAGCAAGGATCACCTTGTAAGGTAGATTTAAATGCGTACTCATTTGTTAATGATGGGATTGTAAAAATAACCGGAGTTACTAGCGGAACCGTAGCTACTGGCACTGTATTAACTGATACATCAGAAAACAACATAGGATTAGCTTTTGCTACTGCAACAAAAGACTGGGCAGAAGGTTCTTGGTCAACTAAAAATGGTTATCCAAGTTGCGTTAAGTTTTTTCAAAATCGTTTAGGATTTGCTGGAAGTGTTAAAGATCCTTTGACACTGTGGTTATCTCAAACAGGAGATTACCCTAATTTCATAGTTAATACGCCTATCGAGGATTCAGACGCAATAACAGCACCACTTGTAAGCGAGGGAGTTAATTCCATTAGATCGATGGTATCAATAGGAAATATGATTGCTTTTACCGCTGGTGGTACGTGGAAGATTGGAACTGGTAGCGAGACGGCATCATTAGCACCGACAACAATAAGAGCACTACAACAAGGATATATCGGATCTTCTACGCTTAATCCCATTGTAATAGGTAGTAGAATACTTTATTGCCAAGAAATGGGGAGCACTGTTCGTGACATTGGTTATACTTTAACCGATGATGTTTATAAAGGTGACGACTTGACAATGTTGGCGCGTCACTTATTTAAAAATCACAAAATCGTAGACTGGGCATTTCAACAGGAGCCGGACGGTATTGTATGGGCAGTTCGTGAAGATGGCGTATTGCTTAGCTTTACATATAACAAGGAACAAGATGTTTACGCATGGGCGAGACATATTACAGCTGGAGAATATGAGAGCGTTGCAGCAATTCCGGGTGATGGATATACAGAAATTTATTTTGTTGTTAAGAGAGAAATTAATGGAGTAACAAAAAGATTCATTGAAAAACTTATGCCAAGAATGCTATCTACTGATCCTAGAGATCAGTTTTTTATTGACTGTGGGTTGTCTTATGATAATCCTATAGCGATTACTGGAGCAACAAAAACTAGTCCTATTGTTATTACTGCTGCTGGTCATGGACTAATCAATGGTGATTATGTAGATTTTTCCGATATCAAAGGAATGACTCAGCTCAATGGATTTAGATGTAAGGTTGCAAATAAAACAACAGATACGTTCCAACTAGTAAATATGGACGATGATACCAATATTGACGGTACAAGCTACACCACTTACAAATCAGGTGGATATGTACGAAAAGCAACTTTGACAGTATCTAACCTTGAACACTTAGAAGGTGAAACAGTAACAATATTAGCTGATGGTAGTGTAAATAGTCAGCAGGTAGTTACAGGTGGAAGTATAACGCTTGATGATTATGCGTCTAGAGCGCATGTAGGGCTTGGATACGAATGCAACTTAGAAACACTTAATATTGATTTTCCGATGAATGACGGCACTATACAAGGGCGTACAAAGTCTATCAAGAATGTAACTGTAAGATTTGAAAATACTTATGGTGGTAATGTTGGAATAAATAACGATAAAAACCTTGAACCATTTGAACAAAATTTATCTGAAATATATGGTAAACCTGCAGACTTGTTCACAGGAGATAAAAAAGCTTCTCCCCACACAACATTTGAAACTAGCGCAACTGTATATATTAGGCAATCAGATCCTTTGCCAATGACAGTATTGTCTATTATGTCGGAGGTTGAAATGGGTGATTAGCATTAGAGTAGCAACACTAGAAGACTTCGCATTATTTGAGTTACACGAAAAGAACATTGAAGAAATAAAAGTTTCATCTGGAATAGAACCAGGATTATGCATAGCCGCTTTGTATGAAACGTCTGAACAAAAACAGATTGTACTATTAGATAATAAGCCTATTTGTATATCTGGATTGGTTGATAAGCATAATCTTTGGTTGTTTTTTTCGGCAGAAATTGAAAATCTTCCGTTAAGTTTTTTCAAGGAAACTCGTAAAGGATTAAACAACTTGCTTAATCAGTGTGATTACATTGATGGGTATATTTACAGTAAAAACACATTCGCTTTGCAATGGGCCAAATTTATGAAAATAACAATAGAAGAACCTAAAGCGTATGGGGTAAATGGAGAACTGTTTCACTATTTCTTTAAACGAAAGGAGGCGTAACATGTGCAATGCTTCAAGCATATCAACAGGTGCTAGTGTACTTGGAACGTATACACAGATGCAAGCAGCAAAGAGCAATGCAGCTTATCAAGCATCCGTAGCTAATCAAAACGCAGCTATAGCAGAAGCTCAGGCTGGATCTGTTGGACATCAAGGTACTAATGAGCAAGTGCAAATTAGGCAAAAAGCAAAACAAGTTGCTGCATCACAGAAAACAGCATTTGCAGCTAATGGACTTGATACTCAGTCTGGATCGGCTCTTGATGTTCTTTCTGATACTGCACTGCTCAGTGAACAAGATGTCCAAACATCTAGATATAACACAGCTATGCAAATGTGGGGTTTAAATAATCAAGCTAATCAATATAGAGCGCAGGCTAAGAATGCTATACAGACAGGTAAAAATCAAGCATGGTCTTCTTTGCTTAGTGGGGTATCTTCCGCTGCTCAAAAATATTCGTCTTATGGGGGTGGCTAAATGCCTACTGTACCTGTATATAATCGACAAGTGCAACAACAATCATTGCCTAGTTTTAGAGTGCAAGCTACAGCTAATGAAGATACTTTTGGTGCTGGTTTAGGTAGAACTATCAGCGCAGTAGGTGATGAAGCTTTTAAGGTGGCGCAGCAAGAACAGGCAAAGCTAAATCAAATAGCCGTAGCTAATGCAATGGCTAACACTCAAAAATCATTACTGCCTTTGCAAAATGACTTATTAAGCCGTCAAGGGTTAAATGCATTAGGAACAGCAGAAACAAAAGATTCACCAGCAAGGCCAGCGATATCACAAGACTTTCAAAGTCAATCTAATAGCATATATCAAAATACATTAGATTCTCTTTCCAATGACACACAGAAAAATAATTATAAAATGATGTATCAGTCAATGTATCCTGGCATGTATCAATCGGTGCTCAATCACGAAAAGAAACAAATTGAATCAGCGCATACGGCAGCTAATGAGTCACAGTTGAATGCCAGTTCTGAGTCATTTACTTCTAATGTGTTGATGGGGAATTATGCACAAGCTAATACTAGTCTTCGCACTGGAATAGTGCTATCCGATTCTATGGGAAGTATTAACGGAGTTCCTAAAGAAATGCAGGAAGAGAACCATAAGAAATATATTTATGGCAACATTGGTAAAACGGTAGATATATTACTCGCAAACAACAGGCCAGAAGATGCAAAGAAGCTCATTGACTATTACGGAGATAAATTGCCAGAGAGTCAAAAGGCCATCAACATGGCAAAGATTAATCCTTCGTTAGAGAAAAATGAAACATTTAATTATGTTGAATCTTTAAAAAGTGATTCTACATTCAGAAACCCAGACGGAACATTGAACGGTTCCAAGATGCTAGAAGTTGCTAAAGCAAAATATCTGAGCAAAACAAGGACAGTGACAAAGCATGGTGTTTCATCAGAAGGAGATTTTGAATCATTTATAAGTGCGATATCAGGTCAAGAATCTGGTGGTAATTATGATGCTGTTAACTCCAGAACTGGAGCAGCAGGAAAGTTTCAAATAATGCCTGATAACTGGGCCCCTTGGTCAAAAGAAGCAGGTCTTCCAGAAGGTTCTTCAATGACACCAGAAAATCAAGAAATAGTTGCTAGGCATATGCTTAAACAATTATATGACGCACATGGAGCAAAAGGTGCTGCTATAGCTTGGTATGCTGGCGAAGGTGCATTATCTTATTCGGAAGAAGCAAAGAGCCGTAAACAGGGAGCAGGAGACGAACCAAGCATAAACGAATATGCTGATTCAATTCTTGGAAGAATGACCACAACAACTGGAACAACAACGGAAAGCGTATCAGCACCTGATTTAGTAGGATTGCAGCTTGTTACAGCGCAAATAAATCAAGCAGTGGCTGAGTCAAATGCACAACACAAGCAATCTTTAGATAATGCTTTTTATGAATTTGACAACTATATAATGAATAACAAGCCAACAACATATGCAGAAGTGGAAAATGCTGCAAGGCAATTTGGGTTTAAAGGCCCTGACTTATTAGGCGCAATTTCAAAAGGATTACAAATGAGAGGTATAATTAAACAAGAAGAAAATGAACAAAGTGCAGCAGCATATGAAGATTTGCTGGGTAAAATATATCGTCAAGAAGTAACGACAAAAGGCGAAATAGATACATACGCAGGAGTTATTCCCTACACCAAACTTATTCCACTAGCTAATTCTTTCCAAAAAGAAATGAAATGGTCTTCTCCAGAAAACATGTTAGCTTTTAATGGAATAATGAAAGAAAAAGGTCTTAGCGGAGCAGAGCAAGGCAGAGTATATGAGAAAATGAATCAACGCGCTGCCGAACTTATAAGTAAAGGACTTACGCCAACTGTTGAAGATATTATTGAACTTGCTACAGACCAATCACAAAAAGTAGTAATAGGTAGAAACTCTATTGGCTGGGGTAAAGAAACTTATAAAGGGAATATACCTGATAATTGGACAAGGACAGAATATGGAGTTCTTGATGCATACGGCAATGAAGTTGTTTATAAAGATGGTCAATGGCAGGTTAAAGAGTAAATAAAGGGGTATCGAATATGGCAATTAAAGCTATACCGCAGAGTGATGGTTCTGTTAAATATCAAGACGATTCTGGATCAATATACACACCAGAAGAGATAAGCAATAGACCAAAATATTCTACGACTGAAAAGATAGGGAACGCCTTATCGACTGCAGGCCAAGCAATTGTTGATTTTGGTAGTCGCAATATAAATCCTAATTACGATAGAGCTGCCGATTTAGCAAGTGCTTATGATGTGTATGGTCGTAAGTCTGCCGATCAAGCAGCCTTAACTTCTGAGGCAGG